TTTGAAAATAATTTTGAAAGTCTCTGACAATCGTAACTGATGCAGAAGACTATGACTCGACACTTGTCGCGTAACCGGAAGCCTCATGAGAAGGTTTCCCATGTTCCGCGGCGAGGGCCACGTACCTACCAGGATCCATGCGATCCTGGTTGGTGTGTGGTAAACTCTTGTAGGAGAGTTGCACCTCAACCAATACCTACTAGCGGTAGTCTGGGCCGCAAACCTCTCAATCCCGGCTGTCCGAGCAGGAAATGGACAGAAAAAATAATTGCTGCTCCCAAGCACGGCTTCTATAGTGCAAAAGACCACGGGTACTGGGTTCCCAAGGTCAAAGTACAGAAGAAGTACAACCCTCTCCAGAAGGTTGTAGGTGGAGGAAAATCCTATAAGGATGTTCTCACCACTCCTGCTACAATCCAAATTAAACCCACCCCTGAAAGTATTCTTTTGGCTCAAAAGATACAAAATTCAACCTTCAAATCTAGGGGAAAAGTGACACTGAGCCAAGAAAAGATTCCACTGGTCAATCGCTTCCAAGAACTATTAATTGAAAAAGAACTTATGGAAGAAATTGAGGAATCCCAACCCTTTGTGGCTAATGATCCAAGGGCGCAACACCTTATTTGTAAAAAGGTGCCGCGTAAAGTTGGGCGACGAGAGATCCTCGTCTGCCCAATTACTAACGATGAGTCACACCTTAATCTCAAGTCTGGGATTAGGGCTGAGATTGTGGATTCCATGGGTTCGGTTGTGCATGCAGAGAAAATAGCTGAATATAACCGAGGCCATGTAGTGAAGTCAATGCGTAAGCGCATTGTATACGAGAGGGAAAGTAAGCCAATTCCTATCATCGGATCATTTAGTGATCGCGCAATTAGAGTCTCATGCGACGACCACACCGATGAATTGGCCTCTGCTTCCAGTGTCCCTTCCGAATGGAAGCCCTCTAAGAACCAACGAGCTGTCCCTTGCTTACTTCAAAATGAGTCTGGGACAGTTGTAAGCACGAAGCCGGATTGGTATACACCGGTTAAGGTCTGCACCCACAAGCAATATATGAAAGTGCAGCGTGTTTTCCTCGACGCCATGAACATAATGCGTGCTCTTCGTTTTCACATAGATTCGAAGACACTTCGAGAAACATGGGTCAAGTGTTGGCTACAGGTTCACAAAAAAAATGTGGCATTCCCTGGTTGGATGATAGCTCCGCTATTGTCCGGCACTGTTCCTTGTGAACAGGAGTTCCTTTTACCTCGTGTAAATGAGACTCGGGCGTTTGTTACAACGTGCTATGCCTAGAGACCTGTAGGGTGGAGTTTTTAAAGGTACATGACCTATTAAGATTGTATACCTTTTCTCCAGAGCAAATTTATC